GACCCGGAGGGCCCGCCAATCGTGGATAGTCGCTACCATGCAAACCTTCGGGTAAGCGGTGTGCTGCCTGAAGAGACGCTTGCTTCACTTCCGATTCTTGATCCCCCTCCCTCCAGACCCATGAGAGTCTGGGCCTAACCCAGGAGAACAACATGCCACCAGAGTTCCGGTCGTCCCCCCAAGGGGCGAGAGAGTTACTTGCACTTCATGGTATTGTGGAGAAGCGTCCCCCCGTCCGATCGTCGGACTTCAGGATGCTGGGGTCCCCCTTCCACTACTACCTCACCCGTAAGCTGGGCCTTGTGCCGGCTCTCCGGTACTCCACCGCGTTGTCCCACGGGTCATGGTTCCACTCCGCGTTGGAGTTGCTGCTCAACCCCATGAGCACCCAGACAAGTGCATACGGTATGTATCAGTCCCGAGTGGAGAAACGGTTTGAGGAGCTTCGTGGGGTGTGCGCCACGCTGGCCATCGGTGACCAGCGCATGCGGGAGATCATCAGTGTGGAAGACAGGGACGCCCAGACAGCCTGGGCGTGGGCGCTTTGTGTCAAGGACCTGCCCATTGAGGGGTCTCTTGCCGGAGGTCGTTCCCTGCAGGAGTTCCTAGCTGACGATCAGTTTGTCAACGTGTGCCAAGAGTGCACCATTCAAACCGAGATCCAGGTGGACAACCGATCGGCACCAGTGGAGTGTGTGGCCCAGTTCGACATGTTGCTGTTCCACAAGCAGCAGCGGTCCCTGTGGATCGTGGACTACAAGACAACCTCCTTGAGCCCACGCATCCGGGCTGCTTCGTGCCCCATCGAACCCCAGACCCAGCACTACATGCACATTGTCCAATCCCTTCTGGCCACGGGTCAGCTGCAGAAGATGATGGACCTGCCCGATGACACCACGGTGGGTGGCATGCTTCACGCGGTGATCCGCAAGCCCACCATCTCCTTTGGCCAGCTGGACCGGGACTTCACCCTTGATACCACCCCCTTCAAGAGCGGACCCCGCAAGGGCGAGCCCCGCAACGAGAAGGTCTACATCGGGGAACCCCGACTGGAGAACTATATCGAAAGGTGTATACGGTGGTACCGGGGCCAAGAGGAGTACGCCCACCTCGTGGGGGAACGGGTCACCGAACCGGTTATCAACCTCTCCTTTACCTCCGGCACGGCCCTCCTTGACAAGTCGTGGGGGGACCAATACCGCGCCCGCCTGCGGGCCATCAACCACTGGCGGGTTGCCCAGTGTGAGCCCGAGAACTATCCGTGGCCGACTGAAGTGCACTCCGGCGGTACAATGGACACCTACGCCCCGTTCGTATTGCGTCCCGTGTCCGAGTGGCCGGACATCGTGATGCAGGAGGGGTTCGTGATTGTTGATCGAGACGCCTCGCCACCACAGGAAACCGCAGATGCCCAGTGACCAGTACCCGCAGCCCAAGCTGCAGCGTTCAGAGTTTGGCTCCCTCTTGCCACAGGTGTTGTCGGAGTTCGTGCGACCGTTCCTTTCAGGACTCGTACGTGAGAACCCCGAGATCACCAACAAGTCTCTGCTTCACGCAGCGTTCAAGAAGCAGACAGGCAGCACCATCTCGTTCAGTACCTTCAACACCTGGTTGGATTCTCTCGGTATTTCGTTTCGCAAGACCGTACAAGTTGAAGGACTTGCTACAATCCCCGCCCCGGGCGGGGCCGTCGGCCCCCGCCCGGATGCGGGGGAAGATGATGATGTGAGATTTGACAACGAGTCACCGATGGAGTTCCGTAGACCAATGGGGTTCGGTGACGCATTCGGCGAAATCGCTCGCCAGCAAGGAAACATGTGAGCATTCACCAGACGACATCCTCCAACATGCCCCCAGTACGGGCCTACAAGAACCTGGGATTCCAAGGTGGACCCGGGCTTTACTCTCTTCGCAACCTCTTTGGCATGGTGGTTGGTGAGCAGAACAGCGGCAAGTCCTACTTGTTCCAGTCCTGCCCCGACGCTTTCGTCATCAATCTTGACCTCTCCTCCACAGTGTCCCCCCACGCCAAGTGTGTCGTGTGGCCCGGCATCGGTCCCGATGGGCGGCCCATGGATGTGGACGGGAAGCCGCTGATCCTCACGTGGGATCACGTTGAGGCCAAGATCAAGCAGTTGTGCGACATGGCCAAGAACGGAGAAGACCGTCCGGCCATGGTCGTGATCGACACGATGATTCCCATGATCCGACTGTTGAAGCCATGGGTGGCCAAGCAACTAGGCCGCGAGTTGTTTGAGCAGGCCCACGGCCCGGCAGCATGGGAGAAGCTCTACGACACCGTCATTGACGTGGCCCACAGGTTGCGATCCCACGGGTACGGTGTCTGGTTGCTGGCTCACCTGAGCCGCGACTGGGTGGAGATCGGGGAGGGGGCAAAGGTGGAGGAGCACTACCTGAGCCTTCCCCCCGGTCTCCGCGAACGACTCAGCAAGGTGGTCGAGATCATCGCCCCCATGCGTAGCGAGTCCAAGGAGACCGCCGTCACGGAGGAACGCACCATGAACGTGGGGGGCAAGACGGTGGTGCAGAAGGTCAGCAGCATGAAGCCCTCCATCGTGCGTACCATCTCGTTCCGCGATCCTCGGTACATTCGGCTCATCCGCACCCGCACCCTGAAGCCCATGCCCGACATTGATGTGACTGGTGCCGGCGATCCGTGGGCCCTCTTTGAGGAGGCGTACAAGTCCGCCAACACCCCGTAATTTCTGTGCACATCAGGAGGATCCAACCAATGGTGCAACAAACTGGACGTGGATGCACAGCCGGTCCAGTTAGCATGCCCGGTGACGGGCGATGGGAGTATCCAATCTCTCTTGGTCTCCTGATGCGATGATCCCCCGGAAGGGCTGGGGGTGGGCCCTCGACGGTGTCCCACCCCCGCCTCCCGATTTCGTTTGTTTCGTTCCGTGTTCTACTCAACTCCTTTTACGAAAGGTCACTCATGACTGGTATCAAGTCCACGATGTTTGCCAACTACAACGCAGCCTTCGCAGCCGTGGAGGCCAACACCGAGGGGTCAGCCGCTGGCTGGCGTCCCGATGCTGGCGATCACGCGGTGCTCGTGACGGGCATCACCCTTGAGGAGGGTGAGTTCAAGCAGAAGGACGGACAGATGTTCCCTGCCGTTGACGTCACGTTTCAGTACCAGATGGTCGAGGATCCGGGCAGCCCCGAGCCTCGCAGCTTTGCGGGTGCCCGGTTCACCCTGCCCAACGATCCGTCGCAGCTGACGGACGAGGGCGGCAAGACCCGCGTCCGCATCGAGATGGAGCGCCTCAAGGGCCACCTCGCTACCCTGATGGGTCGCCGACCGGACAATCTGCAGACTGCCATGCAGATCGTCAGCGAGCGTCTGGCTAACGGTAACGTGGTGCCCGTGAAGCTCCGCGCCCGGTACGATGAGTCCAAGGCCAAGCCGGGAACCAAGTATTTCAAGGAGTTCCTGGTCTCCCCCCTGAGCCTCAGCTGATACTTTGGCCATGACTTGCACCGTGGGAAGCAGTCACTACCATGGCCTCCTGTCGTCCCCCCACGATCGCCCCCTGGGTTACCTGACCGGTGCCCAGGGGGCTTCTGTTTATGCGTAACTCTTGGGTCCACAACGCCAGCGGGGTGGCCCATCTCCAGTTGGTGAGGCCTGATGTGCCCCGGCCTAGGGCCATTCGGATCTGGACCAATGTCCGGTCCCGGGCCCTCCCCGTACCCCCCGTCCCCGTGTCCCCCCGGAAGGGCATCCACCGGGCCCGGTGCTCCCTCGATGTGTGGGAGACCCCTCACCTGCTGGGGGGACGCACCCAATGGCTTGTGGCGGCCTACGACGCCCTAGGAGCCCCCCCGTCCCGGGAGGCCCTCTCAGGGTGGTTGGACGAGTCGGAGCCCGTACGGGGCGTCCTCCTTCGTCTGGCGGATTCGCTAGACTTCACGGCATACCTGGAAGGCGGTCTTTGGCGAGTCGCCGCAGTCCAGGTACCCACCCCCATCCGAGACGTCATGGACGGCGTCCTCGGATCGGGGCTTCGGGTTCAGCCCCCCCGCTCGTGCCAATGGTCGGCCCGAGCTACCTCCGACGCAACCAAGTTCCAATTCTGGTACCGCATATGAGCCCCACCTACCGTCACCGTGTCAGCAGTGGCCCCCGCACTCCCCGGCTCCCTGAGGGGGGCACCAAGTCCGACACCCAAGCCCACGTTGACATGCTCGAGCGGATGGTGGCCCGGTTTGCAGAGCGGGTCCGTGTGCTCGAAGCCATCCACACCCTACGCGTGGAGGAAGCCGGGGTGATCCTGGGGGCCATCCACACCCTCTACCACCAGTGGCGGGGCCAGTACCCCAACGAGCCCGACCGGGCCAGCTCCTTCACCATGTGGGTCGAACGCCTCACCGCCGAGGACGTGGTTCGACTGGCTACCGGTCAGCCACCTTCTTCCGTGGGGGGACCAGACATGGCCCTCAAGGACTGACGCTGCTTGGCCGTTTGCATCTCGGAAAGTGCCCCCTCCGGCAACCCGGCTCGGGCAGCCAGTTCTGGGTTGTCCAACGCGGCCTGATAGGGGCCACGCACATCTGAGGGCAGCGTCTCCAGCATGCGCTCAAAGAGCGGAACCTCCCGCAACTTGGTGGCCCGTTCCCACTCCGACGACTTCACCGTCATTGGCATTCCATACCGCTTCTTGTACTCGGCTTCCACCTGCTGGGCCAAGGCCATGTTGTTGCCCAGCACGGCGTCCTTGTACTTGCGCTTCAGGTCGATGATCTCCGCCCTGTTGGAGAGCAAGAACTTCGTGGCTTCCTCCGGGCTCTTGAATCTCTTGAAGTCTGCTCCAATTCCACGCATCACCAGGTTCAGCGGGCTTTCATATGCCAGCAGGGATCCGTCGTTGCGGTAGACAGGCACCCTTCCATCTTGGGTTCGATTGGTCCAGTCCGCGTACTGCTGCTGCAAGAGGCCAAACGACCCGCCCCCTGGCAGAGCTGGCATGGCTCCCAGTGCCTTCTGGATGGCCAGACCCCCAGGCACCAGCCTGAACGCAACCTGTCGGAACTGGTCTCGATCGCCGGCGGCAATGCTGGCTATCAGTTGCGTCGGAATGTCAATCACTGGGGGGATCGGCACGCCCTGCGTGAGGAACTGGTTTGGCAACTGTCCAATGGCTGCACCCGCCAAGCCGGAAGACAGGTCCAGGCCCAGCATGTTCTTGCCGATCTCATACGCCACGGCTCCCGTTCCCAGCAGTCGGGACAGGTCGCCAATCGCTCCCGGAACCTCCACACTCGGTCCACCGAACCTGCTAAACCCAAAGGACCGCGTCCCCCCACCGAGTTGGTTGCTCACCAGGAAGTTGCTGAGCGTGCGGGAGGGGTACTGCAGGAACATGCGGATGAGGGAGTTGCCGAGCACCCCGCCCTTCTGCATGAGTTGCAGCTGGGTGATGGGGTTGTAGTTGAAGTTGGACATGGACTGCATCAACTGCGCAAAGTCCAGTACCTCGTTGGAGGCCAACTTCATTCCTGACTGGCGTTGGAGTTGGCCCAACCACCCCATGGATGCTTCGGCTACGGTGATGCGGTTGATGGCTTCAGCAGTTTGGAACAAGGCAAGTGGCACATCAATGCCCAGCCACTTGGTGAAGGAGGGCTTTCCCTGCGGCCTTCTCATGAACGAAGCACCCTCGAGCAGGGAGAGAGCGTCGTGGCCCATTCCCAGTAGGTCACGCCCACCAGAGTCTCGACCGGCCAAGCGGATGTGCTTCTGCCACAACCGCATCTTCTCCTCCGGGTCCATGCGACCCAAGCCGTGTTTGGAGATGCGCTCCGTCAGGTAGCCGCCCATTTGCTTGAAAGCCTGGGCGTATCCCTGCAGGATGTGTTGTCCCCCCATCCAAGTGGTGGCCCACTGCAGGGGCTGCATAAGGTTCCACATGGCGGACACCGCGTTGAATCCCAGGTGGGTGGCGTATAGCAGGCCAGTCAGTCCGCCTTGGGCATACGCAGTGTCCAGACCGTAACCGCTGACCTCTCCCATTTCCCGGAGGTTGCGGACCATGGCCTGCCCCATACTGCCGCCATTCTTTTCGATCCACTTGCCGGCTCCAGACGACGCCAGGTTACGGGCCATGCTTCGAACACCCTGCGACATTCGCAGCTGAAACGCCGAGGCAGGCGTAGCCCCACCAAACAGTCCGGGCAGGATGATCCGGTTGAAATACTCTTGGACCTCGGGCGACTCCACTCGCATCACTGTTTCAATGACGTCATCCACCGTCATGTAGGGCTTGGCCCCACCCAACACGGTCTCCGTGGGGGGCGACGTCCTACGGCCCACACTCTGCAGGGCCTTGCGCAGACCGCTGATTCGACCTTCCACACGGGCCAGCTTCTCTGTCAGTGCAGCCTCTCGGGGAGTCCCCGCTGCCGCAGCCAGACTTTCAGTCAAGTTCTTGCGTCGCTGGTGTGCACTGATGAGGCGGCCACGGATACGCATAGCCGCCGGAGACACCTCAAAGGATTCTGGCAGCGTAAAGATGAGCGCCTCTTCTGGCTTGAGATCCAGACCCGCTAGGCCCATGTCTTCCAGTTGCTGGGGAGTCATGGCAGTTCCGGGTCGTGGGGGGCCCAGACGAGCACCCGCCAACTGGGGGGCCCGATTTCGCAGCGCTTCTTGCACCAGCCCGTACATGCTGTCGGGAATCTGACTACCGTGCAGGATGACCGTACCAGTGGCATCCCGCATGTAGTTTCGCATGTTCATCTCATACCCAAGGGAGTGGGCTGGGGCCCGGTTGGGTCCCTTGTTCGTGGCCCCGGAGAGGTACCGGTCCATGCGGCGAATCGCTTCTGCCAGCGGGATGCGTTGATCCTCTGCTCGCCACTTGGGCAGCATCACCTGCATGTCGTCGGGGTTGACCCCAAATCTCTGACCAATACGACCGATGACCTCAAGGTCGTAGGGGTTGTATGGCAGCCCCTCTCCGCGTCGTGGGAGAGTCAGAGCTGCAATGCCACGCGAGTCGACCACAGACTCACGACGTCGCACCAAGGCGTCCGGGTTGGTGGGGCTAATGGTGGCACTGCCTGACGGACTCTTCTCAAACTCGATGTTGTTGTTGCGGTGGATGT